CTTTTAAATGGGTCAATATGAGCAAAGGATATGTGTTTACTCTCATCATGTTCTTCTTTATTAAGAAGATATTTAACTAAATCTTCAGTTGGAACTAAAAATAAATCTTTTGAATATCTTGGGTCTCTATACCAAAACATCTCAGAGATTTTGAAGTTATTCATTCCTTTTAATGCCTGATCATATATTTCATAATAAATTGGATCATAACCATTTGGTGTTGAAACTACAATTACCTTACCCCCTGTGGATAAGGATGCCATACAAGCCGCCCAAAAATCACTGTCGGCCTCAATAAAGGCCGCCTCATCAAATACAAGAATTGTAGGGGTAAAACCACGCAAGGCATCTTTTGATGTTGCAACCGCCTTTACCTCAGACCCATTTGTTAATTTATAGTGTTTTTGTGAATTTTTATCGTTAGAGAATCCCGCACCAACCCAACTTGGCCATTGGTCCACGAAAGCTCGTATCTTATTCGCCATCTCCATAGATGTATCCAATTTGTTGGCAATAATAAGAATTTTCTCAGGTTGTGTTTTTTTAGCAAATACCAATCTCTTTGATATCCAAGCACCTGTTACCGTAGATACACCTGCCTGACGATACTTTAATGCAATATTTTCCTCATAATTTTCATAGTCGTTTAATAACGATATCTGATCGGGAAATAACTCCAATGGTACGTATTTTGAAACGGTGTTATCGTATGTTTGTAGATATGTTTTTAATGCGTATGGAGTATCTTTCATACACTTCACATATTCCAACATTACCTGTTCTTTAGTTAAACCCATAAGACATTTCTATATAAATATCAAAACCCCCAGTTATTTTAATAAAAGGGGGTTTTAAGTATTTGTAGTTTAATTTAGAAACCTAATTTAGATAAGATATCATCATCTTCATCCTCATCTTCATAGTCTTCATCGTCCCCATCACCTTTATATTTTTTGTAATCTTCTTTTGCCTTAACTAATAATTCATTGAATTTTCGTTTTACTTTATCATTATCTCTTGGGTCTTCAGAAACAACATTAGCCATAATTTCTTTTAAGAATTCTTCAGCAGGAACTGCATAAAGTAATCTTTCAAAGAATGGTAATAAATCTCTATTTTCAATATTTATCGTTAAATCGTCAGGTAAAAGGAATCTTAATTCTCCACCTACTCTATATTGCATCTTTTCATTTGAAAATACATCTGTTTGTCCCATTACATCTTCAGCTTTTCCTGATTCCATACCTCTCCATTGTTCTCTTGTTGGAATAGCAGCAAAACCTTTAACTAACTCATGTAATAAAATAGGAAATATAACACCATTTGCAATAACTAAGTCTTTGTCTTCATCTTCACCATCTTCATCAACACCTGATGATCCGGCCGCGTTTCCACCCATTGAATCAATTAGTTCTTCTTCAGTAAAATACATTAAGTCATTTGCCGACATAATTTTATTATAAAGTGGGTATAAACGAGGATCAATTTCGTCTAATCTATCTTTATATGCTTGGAAAGCATATTGACCTTTTTTACCTTTACCTTGAATAATTGCGTTAATAACATTTCTTTTTTCAACCTCAAGTTGGAATTCTTCTTGTGGTGTTAACTCATCAATATCAAACGAAAAATTTGAAGGTATTTCAAATTCAGGTTCCTCTTCCTTTTCCATTTGGAATTCGTTAGGGTTAATTTTTTTTTCATTTAAAAATACCTCAACGTTAATAAATTCAAATTCGTACTTTGTTCCAGCTCCGTTTGATGGTTTTTTTTCAATCAAACCCTCATCAATTGCATCTTTCAAAGTTTTGTTATATGGTAACCAACCTTCTTCTTTAGCCGAAATTTCTAACGCTAAATCTTTTAATTCATCTTTTTTATCCAACTCAATTTTCATTGCTGCAACCACTGAATTAGATTGTTCTACTTGAATTCCGTGTTTAACTCTTGGGTCAGTAATATTAATGTCCTTACTTGGTCTACCTTGATCATCAACAATACCATAATAACGTTTAACGTAATCTATAATATCTTTAAATCGTTTTGATGTTATTTTTTCAACATCAGACGTACCACCTCTAAAAGCTTTATTTTTACCATATAAATTTTTCTCAGGATTTTCAATATTACTTTGAGTTTTTGGATTCATTCTTTCAGGATAATCTCCATAATCAACAGGTGCTTCTTTAATAACCTTATTAATTAAATGTTGTATGTATTTTTCTTTCATTATTATTTAGTTAAAGCCTGTTTAATTAATCCAATAAAATCTTTTTTCATTTCATCCTTAGTTTTTATTTGACCTCTTGGTTTTTCTTTTGTTCCTGGGTTTGGATTTTTAAATGGATTGTCTCTTCTTTTTGGTGGAGTTTTAATTCCAGGATCTTTTACGGGAGCTTCTCTTTCTTTAGTATTTTCTTCCATATTTTTTCTATGACCTCTTGGTTTTTCTTTTGTACCAGGATTAGGATTCTTAAACGGATTATCCTTTTCTTTACCTTTTTCTTTTGTTCTTTCTTTTGTTCTTTCTTTTTCTTTAGTATTTTCTTCCATTGTTCCCATAATTGGCATTCCCATTGTTGGTCTTTTCATACGTTTCATTTCAATTCCTGATTCTTTTGAAAACATAGTATTTTTTAATGGATTTCTCAAAATCATAGATGATTCTTGTGATTTTTCGTTAATAGTACGAATTAAATCACCTTTACTCATTTTAGGACTAATATTTTTTTCAATCAATCTAACAATACTTTCTTCTATGAATTTTTCATCAGATTCATTTTTTTCTTTTTTCTCAGGTGTTGTTTCATAGTTAGTTTCTTTAGAAGATTCTTTTGCCCATTTACACCATTTTTTTTCTGTTTTTGTTTTACCATTACCACATCTTGCGTAGAACAATCTTTGTTGTGATTTGGATTCAAATTTTTCAAAAATACCCATACCATCTTCGGTAGCATCTGGATCATTAACAACATCTAATGTTGCGTCTTCACCAATTTCAGTCGCTTTAACCATTCCAGTTGGGTCAACTTTTATATTAACATTACCAATATCGGCTCCTGTTGTTTTTGCGGTTTCAGGAGAAATCTCATAAGTTGTTGCCACTTTTTTTGTGACTTGTTCTTTATTTTCCTCTTTAGAAATTTTCTCAGATAACACTCTTACCTGTGCTTCATTTAATCTTGCAACGGTGTCAAATTTAAACCCGTGAGATAATAAGTTTAAAACGTGATCTTTAGTTTTCATATACCACTTTTTTTTCAAATTCAAGAACGATATCTCGTTCATATAGTTTATCTTTTACGTCTTGTTCTGAATCACCAAATTTAAATACTAATCTTTTGACGATTGAAAAATCAACATTGTTATTCTCTTTTTCCCACCCTAATGCTAATACACCATCCATTGAGTCTATAACTGAAAAAACATCAGAGTCTTGTACTAACTCCAATGTTATCTCCCCGTTAGTCAAAATCCCAACTCGTTTAATATATTCAACATCAGGAGGAAGTGGGTAACCATTTGCAGGTTTTGATTCCCAATTTTCTCCCCAAACTTCTAACGTGTCTGAAAATATAAATTCATAAAGGTTGTCACCCTTATAATTAGGCCCCATACCATTTATGTAAATTAATTTATTCATATAACTTGTCCGTTTGGTGTTATTCTAAATTCTTTAATTCCTTCTTTAAATACCAAATTTTTCTTAACGGTAGATCCAACTAAAATTGCTTTTGGATTTTCTTCCATAAACTTTAAAGAAGATCTTTCTTGTTTAATAGATTCTGATAATTTATAAACTTCTTTTTCGTTTAATTTTTTTAAAGTTTGTTTTTGTTTTTGTTCTTTTATTAATTTTTCATTTTTGTCAACCGAAAAATAGTTTGAAATAATTTTATCTACTTTAGACTCAGTAAAAAGATCTTCAAATGTTTCTTCATCATCATATCTTCTAAATTTTTCTCTTGATCCGTGTCTTGGGTATTCATTTTCATACTCATTATATTCTTCATCATCAAATTCATTCATTAAATTATCTGACATTTTTGATGTGTATGCCGCTCCAAGATAATCGTTAAACGCTTCTCCGAAGTTATCATATTCTTCACCCATTTCAGATTCAGGTTGTGGTTCAGTTACTTCACCTTCCATTCCTTCTCCTTCTGTGTCCATTTCTTCACCTTCTAATCCTTCTTCCTCACCATCTATTTCTTCTTCTTCACCCTCCAATCTTGAGATTATATCTTCAACATCATCTTCTTCCAATGTTGTTAAATCAAGTGCCGATAAAATTGAATTGATTACGTATTTTGTATCATTAGAACTCATTTCTTCTTGACCGGAATAAGTTCTAATTTTTTGAGCTAATTTACCTGTAAGTTTTTGAATTATTTTAAATGTAACTTCCTCTTCAGTTGCCGGTACTTCTTCAGGTACTGGTACTTCATCAGTCATTGGTACTTCTTCAGGTGCGGGTGCCAAAGTAGGATCAGGTGCAGGTGCCGCAGCAGGATCAGGAGCGGGTGCCGGTCCAGCTTGTGGAGCCAATAATGGATTTAATGTGGGGTCACCTTGTTCTTCCATTGGTTGTGGAGTTGTAGGTGCCGCAACAGGAGGTGCCGCAACAGGAGGTGCCGCAACAGGAGGTGCCGCAACAGGAGGTGCCGCAACAGGAGGTACCGGAATTGTTGTTGTGGTAGTTGTTACAGGTTGTTTAGATGTGGAAATTACGTATTTAGTGTCTTTTTTTTTTTCGTCCTCTTGTTCAAAAAGAGAAGTACCACTTTCGTTACCGTGTAGTTGATTGAACTCCCTC